CCCGATAATGTGGGATCTGCTGCAATTGCTTGTTCTACTTCTTTGCATATTGTGTCTAATGTATCTTCAAAATCTGTAGCACTTTTAACATAGGCCTCAACAACTAAATCCAACAATCTATCGGATGTTCTATTTGCACCTATCTCTAAAGGCTCGCTTTCTTCGGATTTTGTATAAACCAAAATCGCTGGCAAGTTGCCATCTTCTAACGGATAAACCCTGGAACCAAAAACATTTGATCCAGTGGTTGTTAAACCGGTGAGAGTTGTAACTACCTGGTTGCGAATTTGATGTCTAACGTGATCCGCCATTATTGTTCCTCTAAAACTAGGGCCGTAAAACCTTTGTTATCTTTTTGAACATTAACTACCTTATAGTTTGTAGCTGCTTTTAATACGTTTCCATCAACATCCTTATAAGCACTAACCGCCAATGTATCGTTATGACCTACATTGGGAACATCTACAGATCTGCAATAAGCAATGGGTTGAGACGCTTCAACACCCGTGCCTTGATCTAATTCAACATACTCCTCATTTAAAATTAAACTGATTGAAGAATTTACTCCGTTCCTGGTATAAGTTGCTGTTATGCCGTGACCGTAATCAGCGTCTAAATACGCTGCCATATCGGCCTCTGTTTCGTATTTAATTTGGCTCATTATGCGGCCTCTTTTAAAACCAGGGTTAACATCCCAACATTGTCAGGCTGCACTTCAACTACAAAATATGTTGTTTCAGGCTTTATTACGTTGCCTTGATCCGTAGTTATAGCGTTCACAATCAATTTATCTTGATGAGAAATATAAGGTGCATCGCTGGCTTTTATTGTTGCTTTTGGCTGATAGCCTTCAGCATCAATAGTATTACCCTCAATAGCAAAATAATCTTCATCCATGATGAGACTAATGTTTGCCGAAGCACCCGAATCTATGTCATACCAGGTATCAATTAATCCTGCTCTGCTATCCCATAAGGTGTCTTGCACCTCAAAAAAAGTACCGGTAACTCCAAATCCTGTTGTTGAATCCAAGTAGGAAGTAAAGTCAGCTGCACTTTCTAAAGCCATTACTTAGCCTTAGATCTTTTTTTAGGTTTCGGTGCGTCAGAACTTTTAAGGCCCACGCTTCTATTGCTTTCTTTTTTTTCAGTTTTATTAGAAACCTTAGCCTTGCCATAACCAATTAAAATATTGGCCTCTGATTGTTCCACCTCAATTACATCCCCAGCAAAAACTTTTTTCTGGTTAGCAATCGTATCTTGTAGTATTAAAATTTTCATAAATCCCTTGCCTTGTTTAAAGCTGGCGGACACCAGGCCCGCCATGCTATCGGTATTTAAAACCAACTAATTAAGAAGCTGAACAGAAGCTAACTGCGTGTCTAACAGCACAATCAACTGACTGAAGAGCAACCACTCTTACGGTTCCTGAAGTTGAATTTGAATAAGGATCCGTCACGATATCCAATCCGCCAAAGAAGCCGATAAGAAGATCGCTGAAGTTACCAAATACATAATTGTTAGCTGTCAATTGAGGTGAAACAACAACGGGATAACCGTTCATTTCACTTCCTGCGCCAACAAAGATTCCACTTCCACTGTCTTTAGCAGTAGTTTTTAAAGTACCCCAATTAGTAGGATGCACAATATAAGCAAGTCTGCCCATAAGCGCATTATCAGCACTAATGGAACTTTCTAGTTCTACGATTTCCGCCCATGTAGGAGCAGCAGCAGAAGTCAATGTGACTGTATTAATACCTGAAGTATTTGTTATACCAGTTGGATTACCGGAAGAACCGCTACCTTCAAGTGCTGCATCATCAATCGCAATTGCCATAGATTGAGCAAGATCATTTCTAACCAAGTTTTCAACATCTAATGAACCCTGGATCATTAATTGGCGAGTCATGTCAGTATATGCACCCAAAGTTTTTGGGGTAAGGCTGACATTACCAATTGTCATTTCTGATTCACCAGCGGCACCGCCCTCAGATGAGATAAATGCAGCAGTTGAAGTTCCAGTTTTCTTAGGAATCTTAACATCGCCACTTAGGCCGTTTAGATTTGTAGCTAAAGGCATTACAGCTGAGTTATTTCTAAGTGCATCAATAAAGCTGCCTCCTCTGTAATCTTCACCAATTAAATCACCGTCACTACCTGCACTTAAATCCCTTTGACTCCAATCAGCCATAACCTCAGCTGGAAGCATAACTCCCTGGGCTGTACGGCCATAAGCCTCTTGAGCAGCATTTGAACATTCAAATTCAAAAGCAGCTGCCTCTTGTGCTCTGCGGTCTGTAGGGTTAGATAAAGCGTTAATAGCTTTTAAAATGCTGAATTTTCTAGTTTCAGATTTTGTTAAACCAATTTCAGCAGGTGTTTCTAAAGGAGTATCATTAGAAATTTGATCTAATAAAATACCTCTAAATTCATCTACAGATAATTGATCTTGAATAGCTTGATTGCCTAAATCTCTTTTGTTGTGTTTAGCAGCAAGATCTAAAATCTCTTTTGAATTTTTAGCAAATTCTTTTCTTGCTTCGTCTGCACTTTGAGATCTAACTTCATCAAGATTAATTTCTTGTTTTTCGTTTTCCATTACTTTCACCTTTGTGTTTGGAAGATTGTTAGATTTAGAACGGCCAACACCTACTTGTTTGGATTGATCTGCTGGGATTGACACTATAGATGCTTCCATAGGAGTCCAACTTGCCCTGTAATGATCCCCAATTTTGTCATTGCTTGACTGTTCCAGTTTATTAATTCTGTAGCCAACGGAAATGTTTTGTTTAATTCCATCTACTACATCTTGAAAGACTTCTTGAGCAAGTGCAGATCTACCAAATCTAACTACCGCAATTGTCCTTTTTGCGGCCTCATCAAGTCTAAATTCTTCAATAACACCAATCTGCTCATCCATATTATGATTGTTCAGAAGTGGTGCTGTTCCGGATTTCATAAATGACATATCTATGTCCTCCGATTTATGGGATAGAACTTCTAACCCAAATGACCTTTCAACTTCGCTTTCGGATGACACTCCTATGCGAACCCGTCTAGCCTTTTCGTCAATATAAGATGCCCTGGATAAATCAACTGTTCGATAAGCTACCTCATCGTTAAACAATCTATCTTGGTCATCTTCTTTTACATCCTCATTGACTTCAGCAGTTTCAATAATATCTTCTGCTTCTGTTTCGCTGAGGATAGGATTTTCACTTTTAAATTCCATGTTTACCTCGCTGGGATGTTTTTCATTTGGCTTAATTGCCACTTGAAACTCGTTATTCATTTTCTTGATCTCCTTCTACCTCTGCTGGAACTGGGGCCTTATTACCAAATGGCTGAAATGCCGTAGAGATCCCGTATTGATCCGCCAGTTCTTTTTCTTTTTGATGTTGCTCAAATGTTTCTTCTACATCTTTACCGTAAGTTGAAA